ATCTTTTTTCTTTTCATTTGGTTTTGGCTTTGGCATAACTTATTGTTTATTGTTTATATATTCATCTATTATTTTAACTATACACATTCCAGCAATTATTGCTAAAAAGTGAGAAACTAACATCAAGTAAAATACATTGTCTATTGTTTCATTCATAATTATAATTCTTTTAATTCTTGTAATTTAGTAATTTTTAATTTTAATTCAACTATTTCTTTTGTCTGCATTGCATTATCAACTCTAAGTTTTCTATATGCTTTATCTTTGTTTCTGTTTAGTTCAGCTAATTCATTAATGGTCTCTAAAGTCATTCTAAGCGTTTCTAAGGCCTTTAATTTACTTTTAGGTGGTTTACCCTTTTCAATGTCATGTAAGGCCTTTATAATTAAGATATGTAATTCATTCTTTCTTAATATTAATTCTAATTCATCCATAGTTATATTTTATATAGTTAATTGTTTATTTAATTCATTTTTTAAAGGATTGACACCACCAATAGTGAAACCCATGCCAGAATTAAAATCAAAACATAGTGGATCAGCTAATGTTGGTTTGCCTCCAGTTAGTTTATCTTTTATTTTTTCAATTCTAACTTGTGTCATTTTATACAATATTGGTGAATTTATGAAGCGGTGGATACTTATAAAAGAATCTGTTCTGTTGGCAAAAACTTGCCCTCCCTCAGTATCAGATTTTCTTGGTGGCTGTATATATGATTCATATTCATGACCAGCTGGAAAAACCCTTCTTGCTGCTTCTGTCATTGGATGTGTCATAATATATACTGTTTTACCAGTTGTGTTACAAAACTCCCTGATGTCATTGCAGATTAAATAATTACGTTCATACTGGCTAACCCTTCTATCATGATTTAAAGCAGTGTAAGGATCAATAGCACAAGCATCACAATTGCTTTCCTTAAATATCTTTAATAAATCTTTATGATTATACATTTTTTTGTTACTAATAAAAGTAAACCAATTAGAAACTATATTATAGTATTTTTGTATTTGTGGTTTAGTTAAATTTTTTATTTCTTGTTGTGAATACATTTGTATTAAATCTCTTGTAAGTTGTCCAGCAGAATTTTCTCCAGACCATATACACCATTTAACATTGTGCTTTACACTTAAACATAAAAAATACCATAATAAAAAAAATGTTTTACCAACATTGTCTAAACCAATTACAACAGTCATAGTACCTTTTTTATGTACATAGTAATTATCATATTCACAACCTATACCCATACCCTTTTGTATTTTACCTTCTTTAAAAGCATATAAGTATTTTAGTTGTTCTTCTTTATTAACTATCATTGTTTTTTTGTTTTAAATAATTATTTATGCTTTTAGTAGACATATAAGGAATTACAATTTCTTTTTTTTGTTTATTTTTTTTCTTCTTTTCATTCTTTACATTCTTGTTACTGGTCGTTTGCTGGTCGTTCGCTGGTCGCTTTGTGGTCTTTTCGTTGGTCAATACTTGATACTTTTCATAGTTAACTACTTGAATTTTAGTGCCTTGTGAACTTGATGTGATGGTCAATTCGCTGGTCATTTTTAGCTTAGTTAGTGCAGTTCTCACTTGCCTTACTGTCAATCCAGTTTCTTTTGATAATATATCTCGGCTTGTTAAATGTTCACCAACTTTGACAATTTCACCTTTATAGTTCTTTGGCTTGTGGTTGGCTTTTAAAAGTATATGTAAAAATAATCTTGTTACATTTATATCATCATACCATTCCCAATCTAACAACTGCCTATGGATCTTAATCCATCCTTGTTTTTGGTTCATAGTTTAGTTAAAATTGTGTTTATAGTTTATTCTTTCTGCTTCAAGTTTATAATATAAAAAACTTTGCATTCCATTTATATGTGAATCAGTTGGAAAAAAATATTTCCATCCTTTTGAAATTCCTCTGTTAATATAATAAAAAAAACCAACTGCTACTTTACCAGTATTTTTTTTAAAATATACTACTGCAGTATTATCTGAAGTTGGTATAATTTCACTAATAACAAATTTTTCATTATTATAGTTGCCTTCTCTTTCTTTATTAGAATATCTATTAGCAATGTGTTTTATAAATGATTTTAATTCTTTTGCTATCTCTTTATTCATAGTATGCCTTGTGTTTATTGTTATATCTATTGTAAGCAAGTATTTCATTAGTATCTAAGGATTCCCAATTATATTCAGGAACCCTTAAATAATCATCTTCTTTATTATAATATGCTTCAGTTTTTGAATCAAAATGAACTGGCACAGTATTCCTTCTATATCTGTTTATATATTTTTTAACAATAGTATATGTTAAATTAAGTTTTTTAGATATTTGGCGCATTGTGTAACCTTGTATCATTAATAGTGTTATTTCATCTTTATTTATTAGATCATAAATAACATAGTATTTAACATTATATTTTTTTGCTATTTGTTTAGGTGTTAACCCTTGTTTAAGCAAATCTTTTATAAGTTTTGAATTCAAATCCAGCATCTTCTAATAGTTTTATAGTTTTTCTATACTTAAAAGGGTAAATCCCCTTCTTCAGCCATTTCTTCTGTTTCTATTGAAGCATTATCATCTCTAAACACTTTCCAAGCATTTAAAGAAGTATAGTAACTTCCTTTCCATTCATTAGTAATTACATTAAAATCAACAGTAACTGTATCACCTTTTCCATTCCATTGAAGAAATTTATCTACTTTTTCTTCACCAAATATTTCAAAGCAATATAGATTATTATATTCTTCATCTGTTTCTAATAGGAAAGATGTTTTTTTCCATTCCTTCCCAGATGCTTTACTTGTACCAGTTTTAGTATCAAGTATTTTTGTTATTTTACCTTTTACATTCATGTTTATTTGTTTTTATTGGTTTATATTCTGTTTTTATCAATTAAATATCTATATATAATTAAATTTATATCTTTCTGAATTACTTCTAAAATTTCATAAGGATCTAAAACTTTTTCATTTTTCCATTCATCAAATAAATTCACAAACTTTTTACAATCAATATAATCTTTACCATTAATTTTTTTTATGGCATTTGTATTATTTATTTCTTTATAAATTTTATGTAATTTAAATTGCTTTTGTTTTTTCATAGTTTATTAATTTATAATCAAGTTTTAAATCTATTTCTTCTGCATTAGCATCATAATAATTTAATATTTTTTGTTCAATTTTATCACAATCTAATTGCCTTTCAACCCAATCTTCAAAATCCATTTTTTGCAATTGTAAATTAAATCTTAATTTTCTTTTAGATGTTATATAAAATTCAACATTTACTTTATCTATTTTTTTTACTTCCATGATATTAATCTTCTTTAAATGATAGTTCTTCAATTTCTTCTGTATATCCTTGTGGATTGCCATCCCATTGATTATACTTTGCAGTTAGATCAATGTAATCTAAATATCCAGCTTCTAACATGTTTTCAGCTAATCTAAATACTTTTACATTGTATGGAATATTTTTTTCTACTGCAATAATATAATATTTAGTATTTGGCGGAAAGTTCTCTAAGTACATAGCGCCTTGCATTTTATAGTCATTATAGTATATATCTCTTTTAAGTTTAAGAGCATCAGTACAAGTTTTTATGTCTGCTATCCATCCATCACCTACCATGTCCACAAAACCTTTAAAATTAACTCCTTGTTCAATCCATTCTACACGTTGTTCCCTTTTAGTGCATTTGCTTATTAAGTCCATAAATATTTTATCATTAGCAACTGCATTTGTAATTTCTAATGCTGCATCTAATTCACTTTGTTTTATTATGGTTTTATTTTTATTTATTTCTGCAAACTCTACCCATTCTTTTCCCCTTCTTGTTTTGCCTTCAAATACTACATATTCAAAATCAAATGTTTCAGGTTGTAATATAATTTTATGTATCAATGATCCAAAAAGCATTGCATCAGTTTTATTTTGCTTTCCTTCCCAATATGCAAGTAAATGATTAGGTGACTTTTTAAATTGTGTTAATGCTGAATAGCTTAAGTGTTCTTTTTTCATGATATATAGTTTAGTTAGTTTGTTTAAATGCATCAGCTTCTACATCAGAGTAGATACCATATTCATAAGCATTTATTAATTTAAGAACACATCTATCAATGCCGCGTTTTTCGGCCATGCAACCATAATAGTTTGATGTACAATTTTTGGTAGATGCTTCACCAACACTCACAATAGATTTATCTCCCTTTTGCATTGTTATTAAAAACCTTGCAAAATCTACTTCAGTATTTAATACCTCAAATTTAGTTAGTTCAATGTTTTCTATTATTGCAATTTTTTCTATTGCATCATGTGTTATTATCCACATGCTTTTTGATCCTCTTTTTAATTCCCAGAAATCATTTTTTCCAAGGTTGTATTTTTTAGCTAATTCCTTTATTCTCATAGTTTCTAATTTTTATTATTGATTCTTTTATAGTTTTCATTCTTTTAGGAAAATAATTATAATCATTTATTTTATGTTTATTATCTAATTCATTAAATAATTTTAAATATTGATTAAATCTTTCCTTGTGTATTATTATATCTTTTTTTGTTGGCGTCCAAGTATCAGAACAAAGAATCCTTTTATTCCATTTTATTCTATCTATTAATGACCTAAGTTCTTCATTTAGTTCTGATGTTCTATTAAAACGTTCCCATTCTTCTAAATATGTCATGTAGTGATTTAAACTCATAGCATTGATTTTATTTGTGTTAATATTTTATATAGTTCATCAAATTCACCAGTTTCAACAATTAGGTGATGGTTTGTTTCATAACTTGTAAAAGTTATTATTTTGGGTTGGCCTTCTTTTTTTTCAATACTCACTTCAACATCAGTTTGGCCATCCTGAAATTGAAATACTTGTTTAGTTGTTGTGATCTGCATAATTATAATTTAATTTTAGTTAATAATTTTTCACATTCGCTTTTACTATTTTCTTCAACATAATCTTCCATATATTGACAAAATAATTTAGAATAGCTTACACCATTCTTTTCAGCTAATTCAACAAACTTCATCATTAGTTCACGTTTGTTTTCTGGTATGTAAAATGTTCTTACCATCTTATTCTTTTATTTTAGTTAATAATTCAAGAATTTGTGTTTCTTGTTTCTTTCTTTCTTTTAGTGCTAATGCTGCTAAGTGTGGAATGTCATTGAATAAAGTATCAGCATTAAATACTATTCTACCATTTCCACATTGTAAATAAACTTCCCCGTTTTCACTCCAAAGCATTTCTGATTCATGCACATATAATGTATTATCTTTTTTCATAGTTAAGCAATTTTTAAAATTATAGTTGTTATTAAATGATATGCTATAATAAATATAGCAGTTAAGGCAGTAAATTCTAATATTAATTTTTTCATAGTTTAG